AGTAAATTCCACCGTGCGATGAAGGGCTTGCGCCCTTTCAAAACCCCTAAAGCACACCGCGACGCGCCGGCCGCGGCGTAGCTCGCCTTCTTTAAAATTTTTATTATTTTATTTACCCGCGTCCTAAAAAAAGTATAAAATTTCAAGACGATACCCATATCTACACTCCGCCGTTTGCCAAAGCCGCCATCTCTATCTCCTCCTCGCTCGGTTCACTTTGCGCCTGCGCTTCTTGCTCCATTTGTGCCCGCTCCATAGCCTGAGCTTGCGCCGCCTCCTGCATCGCCGACATCTGTGCCATAGCCTCATCCACCTGCTCTATCGGCGCGTTTTCGCCCAGGATTAGAGTTAGCACCTCTTTGATTATTTCGCCCGTTATTTGCGGCGAGCTTATTTGATTTTGGGCTAGTACGCCCAGTAGTCCGCTTAGTTGATTGATTTTTACTTCATTTGCTATCGTCGTGCCGAAATTTACCGAAACGTCAAAATCCAGGCGGTTTGCTTTTCTTTGCGCGAGCGTGCCGATCACGTCTATCACGCTCTCGTCTTCGGTTATTTTTACGAATTCATCATCGCTTACGAAGCGATACAGTAGCTCTACGAAGTGCTGCGCGTAGCTTGAGAGCATAGTCTCTAGCAAGGTTTGCATCATACTCTCTATTCTCATTGAGCTTGCGGCGTTTACCGTTTGCAGCGCACCCATAGCGCGGCGATCGCTCGGGCTAGTTTGCCCCGTCATTACGCTATTTACGCCGGTTGCTATTTCGTATTCTTTGCCGAGCATATTTATCTCTTCGCTTAGCTGATACGTAGGAGGCACAGGAAACGGCATCACCACGTCGCTCACTCTAGCACCCATGTCCGTCTCTACCCTGATGACCTTTTTTCTCGCCATCAGGTCGCTAACCGCTACCGCACCCCTAGTTTTATCTACCACAAACGACGGGTCTATCTGATTTTCGGTGATGTCGATTTTTTGATTACGCTTGATGTTATATTCTTCTTGGATCTCTTTGACGATTTCCGGCACGCACGAGCCGTATACGGCGTTTTCTTTTTCGCGCATACTCTCCTCGACGCTAGGCATCGCGTCTATGCAGTAGCCAAAGTGAAACGGTAGCGTCGAAAATTTCGTCTCCCTTACCAAAAAATCATTAGCAAAGCTCTTTAACTCCCACATCTGACGGCCGTTTACATAGACCTTTTTGTAGATATCTTTCATCTGCACTCGCTGGCTCCACTCTACCTTTGAGCCCAGGATGAGATCTTTGTCTTTGCCTTTGTAAAATCTCGTTTTGATTTTTTCTTCGACCTGGCGCACGGATTGACGCCATTTGTAGCAGACGTATTCTATGTCGTTGATATCGCTTGCGTATTTGTCAAAGGCTAGATCTGTGATAGGGATGAAGCGCGTAGCGATATCGCCCTGCTCTTTGTCGTAAAAAAGATTTACTATACCTAGCGGTAGATATAGCGCGCTTAGGACTGCCTTACTGAGTCCTACGCGGTGCTCTTTTTTCTTCCAGCGGTTTTTTAGTACCGCCGTAAGCGCGTTTTGCAGGACAAGATCATCATTGCTTCTGCGTCCGACGCGAGTGATTTCGATCGGGCAGCGATCGCTCATAAAACTTGTTTTAAATATCGCATGTATGATAAAAACGGTAGTTTTGATTAGAGGGACATATAGTTTAGAACGGCTGCGCTCGGAGTTTTTGAGCTTGCTCGTTCGTTTGTCGTCTTTGTACGTGGCGAGAAACGCCGCTTCGCATTTTAAAAATCTATCTTTGTGGGTTTCAAGATCTCTAAATGCTTTTTCGATTAAATTTAAGTCGTTATCCATCTAAACTCTCCGCTTTTTTGCGGATAGTTTAGATTATGAGTTTCCTAAAAAACGTATAAAGTTAGATTGCTATTTTTAAATTTCCGAAAATATCCGCCTGTAAAACGCCGTCTTTTACCAAGCCGTCTATGTTTTCTAAAATTTCGTCTCGGCCGAACTTGCTCACGTCCTCTTTTGGGTATCCGTTTAAAAAGTAGTCGGCGACGCCGTGTTTATCGACATCATCGCGGTTTTGTATTATATGTAGAACCGTAGCGGCTATCTCCAGCTCTTTGGGGCTTTTGAAGCTATTCCAAATTCCCTTAGCCTTTTTCATTATCGGCGCATAGTATTCGGTTTTTTCTCCGGCTACGGTTTTATACGCCGCCCTTACGGCCACACTTAGGTCTTTAGCGTCATATCTATCCAGCCCGTGATACTCTAAGAATGCCTCAGCTACCTCGTGCGCCTTCTCTACGCCGCGAGAGTACGGTCCGTGTTTATATTCGCCAAACTCGAAAAAGTTATTTTTCGCCATCAAATTTAATATAAACGCGGCTTTTTGCATGCTTACCTTATCCGTAAATCTTAAATTTTTCATGCACGCCAGTATCAAAAAGCTAGACAACGTTATAACGGGTTGGTTTTTGGACTTTACGCTAGGGCTATTTAAAGTCGGCTCATATATCAGTATATCGGCGACGTTTTTTAGCTCTTTTAACCTTTCTTCTATTAGCGGTTTTACCTCGCTCCACTCCAGCCCGCCGTTGCCGCACCCTAGCGGCGGTATAGCCACCGAGCTTATGCCTTTATCGGTTATTAGACGCTTTAGCGACTCCAGCCCCTCTTCTATGTAGCTTATTTTAGTCTTTTCGCGCCATCTGTCTTTTGTGGGGAAATTTATTATGATCTTACCGTCCTCTTTAAATGGAAAAACCTTGCCTATGCCTATGTCGTTACTCTTGCAAGCTTGTATGTAGGCTTTATTATTTTCGGGGAAGCGTTTTTTAAACTGATAGGCTATGCCTTTGCCCATATAGCCCTCTAAATTTACGGTATTGACTAACGCTTCTTGCTTGGATTCTAAAAGGTTGCCCGCGGTATATCTTATGGTTCCCATTTTTTATCCTTATTTTTTGTCCTTATCTTCTGTTTTTATCTTTTTCATTCTCGGCCAAAAGATTATCGTCTTCATTGGCGTAAAATCTCAGTCCCAAGCTTTCTTTCTTTGCGTTAAGTTTACCTATATACTTTTTAGGTACTCTTATGCTTTGCACGTATTCTAGCGACAAAGCTCCCTTGTGCACCGCTTCGCTCATACACATCTGCTTGCACTCTTCGTCGTGATAGTCTCTTTTTTCTATCAGTTTCCAGTCTATGAGCTCTATCCCATCGTTCCAACTTTTTATCTCTATCTTTTCGCTGTGCAACGGATGCCCCACTATTATACCGCATTTTTCTTTTATCGTCTCCCTATATACGCATATATAAGCAAAGCTCTCATCTGGGTGTGCCTTTCTCACGCTACCGTCATATGGGCCGTTCATAAAAAAGTGAAAAGGCACGTACTTGTCCAAATCAGCTGCCTTTCTTTTGTCTAGTATTTCGTGATTTGCGGTGTCGTTAAAATTTGCGCTCTCAAGCTCGCTTCTGGGCTTTAACTTACCGTCTTTAAATATTCCGTTTAAATTTTTTATCGGCGTCATGTGGTATAGTAACTTTCCGTCTTTTGCGGTTTTGCGCACGCTATCGCTCATCTTGTTTTTCCTTTCATTGTTTTGCGTTTCAAATTTTTAACTTGCCGCCCCGCCCGTCAAATTTAACTATCTCAGCTTCCTATATCCCTTTTTACCAGTATACGGGTTTACGTTACCTTTTGTACTGTAGTTGTTTAGCCTAGTGCTGTCTCTTTTTGTTTTATAGTGCGGCATTACATAGGTTCCGTTTTTCTTCATGTAGCCTCGCGTTCTTTGCGCGCCTTCGGCTACGCTAGCCAAAACAAATAGTGCGAGCATGCACGCTAAAATTTTTCTAAACATGGCGTCTCCTCCTTGCGATAACTATTTAATATTATAGAGATTGCCGTTAACATACATCTTTAAATGCAGACCCCCGCCGCTGCTTATGCCGAAAATAATAGCTTTGGGCCTGTATGAATAGCTATAGCCGTATGAGTTACACGTAACATAAGTGCCGTCGGTAAAAATAATCCTTTTGCCGTGATCGCACCCGTTAAACTCATTATCTACAGTTTTTATATCCAACAAAGTATAACCAACAAGCTCATCGGCAACCCACTCAAAGTCAAACCCAAACATTTTTCCAAGTATGACGCATATAAAAATCGCCTTTTTCATTTCCTCTCCTTACTCTAAATTTTAGTTTTTATATCTTTTTTAGGAAGCCTCGCGCTACTATCTTTTAAATTTACCCAAAGGACTTACTATGAAAAAACGAAAAGCCAAAAAGCTAACCTCTAGGCAGAAAAAAGAAATTTATACCATGCGCTATATCACAGATCTTCACAAACGTGCCGCCGTTATGGGCGATGGCCTTATAGAGGCCGTTAAGATTATGAAGCTCTTTCACGAGTATTTTAAGGACAAGACTACTCGTTAGCTTTGCCTAGCTCTTCATCTTCTTGCGGTCATACTTTTTTATTTTATTAATAAATTTTTATTACCTGCTGCGCTCCTCAAAAAACTTTGCTCCATCTATGTCCCCTAATGATACATCCAATTTTTTGGCTATTTGTTTTAACTTTTCTTCTGGGATTTTTAATTCATATCTCCATAGTCTTGCTTCTTCTAATTTTACGCCAAGTTTTTCCCATAAAACTTTAGCAGGAATTCTATCGTCTAACCACTCAACTGTTAATTTTTCCGACGCTTCCCTGCCAATTTTTTTTCTATATTTTTTTTCTATTAAATTTAAACTGACTTCAAATTCACTTTCAAAACCAGAGCTAGGCTCAATAATTATGCCAACGTCATCAGCCTCAACCTTATCGTCAAAATAAACTCCGTATTTATTTTTCAAAAGTCTAGATTTTAAAAATCTTAAAAGTTTATTATCCACATATGCTTTCAATAAAACCATAACATAATTAAGCTCTTCAGGCTCAACCAAACTTTCACGCCATCTTGAAATCATCTCGCTATTGCCATATTCTTTAAAAAGCTCAATAAATTCCATTAGCTCCTTACTTACTTCTGTTTGATACCCATTAGTTATATTGCCATGACTTGAGCCATTAACGATTACGGAATTAGTATTATTTAAAATTTTCGTATCCGATAACCTTACTCCATGCTCCTCCAAAATTTTAAGTTCATATTTTTTTGGAACATCACCCCTTTGTTTCCAATTTCTAACCGTAAAAATACTAACTCCCATTTTATTTGCAAGCTCTTCGTCGGTTTTCACATCGAAAATCTTCTTCATTTGAGCTACTTTTTCTTCGCCACTATTCATCTTTTCAGCTCCTCCTAATCTAAAATGAGTTATATTTTGAGTTTTAAACCTTGACATATAAGTCATAATGAATTATAATTAACTCATTAAAAATAAAAACTTTTGATTTAAAGGCTTTAAAAAAATAAGCTTTAAGTTAAAAGTTTTGATTTTTTACCCTAGATTATAGCTTTTTAAAGCTAAAAAAGGACTATTTATGAAACCAAAGCTGAGCGATTATATAGCTCTAAGCGAGGTCGGCGACAGGCTCGAGGGCATTAGGCTGATTTTCGGGCTGGACATGGTCGCGATGTGCGAGATGCTAGGCACTACGAAGTATTTTTTCAACGAAGTTAAACGCGGCCGCAAGCTCATCCCCTACGAATGGGTGGTAAAGCTCGCCGAAAAGTATAACCTCAATCAAAACTGGATATATCAAGGACAAGGCGAAATTTTTACAAAAAAGGATAGATCATGACTCTGCAACTTACACTTAGCATTGTCGCTATTGCTGTTTGCTCCTTCACTGGAGGGGCTATTTTGGCTTTGGCCGCAGCAGGGCTATTTACGTCAAAAGAGGACTAGACTATGACTGCGACGAGGGATTATATACGCGTAGATCACGCTAGCATTCTTGAAACTTGCAAGAAAAATCTGCAAAATTTAAGCTACATCGACCGCAAAAACGACCGTCACGATCGTTTTATGATTTTGGAGCATGCCCTTTTTGTCAAACAAAACTACCTTTGTCCGCATTTTGACGAGGTGGCGGATTGGTACTACAAGGCTCTTGAATGCGCCGCCAGCGAAAGCGCGCTTGCGGACTACGTAGCCAAACATACGGGCAAAAACAAGGCCGCAATATATTTTTATTTTCGTCGCTTTCGCTTCAAAAACCCGGATTTCGCACGCGAAGTCGTAGAAATTTTAAAAAAATTTATTAAAGAAAATAACCTTTTTGCGGAGATTGGTGATGAGTAAAATATCCCTCGCCACTCTTTTTTCAGGCATCGGCGCGCCAGAGTTTGCCGCTCGCGAAGTATTCGATGAGGCTAAAACGGTATTTGCCTGCGAGATAGACAAATTCGCGCGTCAAAGTTATCTAGCCAATCACGACGCCCCGACAGTTTTTTACGAGGACGTTTGCGATCTTGACGCTAGAGCTTACGCCGGGCAAATAGATATTTTGATCGGCGGCAGTCCTTGTCAAGACTTTTCAATCGCGGGGCAACGCGCGGGCGAGGATGGAGAAAGAGGTAGCCTGATATGGCAATTTTACCGCGTGGTTAGCGAAGCTCGCCCTAAGGTTTTTATCTATGAAAACGTCAAAGGGTTTTTGTCAATCGACGGCGGCAAAAGCTATCAGAGGTTTTTGGGCGCTTTGCGCGGGCTAGGTTATCATTGCCACGCCGAAATTTTAAACACCAAAGACTACGGCATCCCGCAAAATAGAGAACGGTTGTATATCGTGGGGTTTTTGAACGCAGACGAATACTACGCTTTTTCTTACGCGCCCGAGACGGGCTGCGGCAAACTCGCGGATTATCTTGACCGAGATGTCGATGAAAAATATTTTCTTAGCGATAAAACCTTTGCGTATTTCCACAGCAAACATCCGAAATTTAACGAGAGTATCGCCGACACTCTCACTACAAACCCGGGACACCACAGAACGGATACTTTTATCAAGGTCGTCGGGGAGCTTGACGCAAAAGGAAACGAGAGCATAAGGCGCATATATGATACCTGCGGAATAGCTCCGACGCTGATTACCAAGCATACGCCGAAGATTTTACAGCGCGCACGCATACGCAAGCTAACCCCTAGAGAGTGTTTACGCCTGCAAGGTTTTCCCGAGAGCTTCAAAATCGTAGTGAGCGATACGCAAACCTACAGACAAGCCGGTAACACAATGAGTGTAAATGTCGTAAAAATGATTTTAGAGCGGATAAAGCTCGCGAAAAATAAAGAATTTAGACTGGTCGGATAGGCAAATATATGAGCGATAGCATTTTTCAAACGATAAAACAAACGGTGTCGAAACATGATTTTAAAGATTTTATTCAGAGCGTTTATAGCATCGAGTTTAAAGGGGGCAACGCCTTTTGTCCGTTTCACGATCACAACAATGCCACCCCTAGCCTAGGCATTAACTCCGACGCTAGCGGCGCGTATTTCAAGTGCTTTGCTTGCAATACTAGCGGCGATATCGTGAAATTCGTCGAGCTAAAAGAGCAAATTTCGCCACTTCAAGCGGCAAAAAGAGTTTGCGACCACTTCGGTATCCCAAATACTATCAACGCAAAAGAGATGACCGAAGAGGAAAAGAAGGCCTACGAGGCGCACCAAGCTCTGCTAAAAGCCGAAAATGAAGCTCGCATGAAAAAAGAGGCCGCCGAGCGCGCGAACAAGGAGGCCAAACTTAAATTTAGACTATCCAAAACCGCCCCGCAGCTCGTGGAAAATAAGTTAAAAAATTACGATTTGATCAAGGATCAAATTTCGGCCCTATTCCCGACGCCTAGCGATAGCTTTGACGCGTATAGCCGCGAACTTATCGGCTATAGCTTCGAGCATAAAAGCCTAGCCATCATCATCAGAGACGCGGACGGCACGCCCGTGAACGTAAAATATAGAGAGAAATTCGCCTACGATGCTAGCAAGGGAGAGCTAACTAGCGAGCGAATGCCCGGCAAATGGATCGGCGAGAGCGGCGCGCACGCTAGTCCGTTTCCGCTAAATTTTTACGCCGACTATAAAGGCGATAAGGTAGTTATTTGCGAGGGCGAAAAAGATGCGCTCAATCTGATGTGCTTTGACGTATGCGCCCTAACTTTAGGCGGCGTAACGGCCAGCTGGGAAGAGTACAAAGAGCTTTTACGAGATAAGCACGTTTTTATCTGGTTTGACCACGACGAGGCGGGCTATGAAAACGCTATAAAGAAATTTTACGAACTAAAAGACGTCACCAAAAGTATCCGCATTGTGCTCTTTTATATGATAGGCAAGAACTTTTCAAAAGGCTACGATATTAGCGACTATCTTTACGAACACGCTTTTAAATTTCAGGACGCTAGCCCGCTCGATGTCGTAGCCTTTAGCTGCTTTGAGCCGACTAACGTCGTCATTGACGAGATTTGTGAATACTTCCCGAACCTTTCGGCAAAGCTTGACAAATTTAAGCAAAACTTACCCATTAAAGAATTTCGCCAAATCAAAGCCGAGATAATGGCGCAAGATATCGAAGGCAACTTTATAAATATTTTTCCGGTCAAAGGCGAGCTGGACGACAAATACGTCGATGAAGTGCTAAACGCGGCAAAAGAGCTGGAAAGAAAAATGGGCGATCGATACGAGGAATTTAAAAAAGCCTATATCCAAAGTTTCCTTTTGACCGAGCAAGAGGAGCAAAATTTCGAGCGTTTTTCAAAGGCTTTTAGCGACGCCTTCCGCATTAACAAAACTATGCGCACGAACTATCATCAAACGCACATCACAGATATGACATCAAGTCTAAATCAAACGTTTTTAAAACTAGGTTACCGCCTTGGCGAGTATAAAAAGAATTTGCACGTTTGGGCGAGTAATCACTTTATGCAAATCGATACCAATGCCCTAGCCAAATTTATCCACACGCACTGGATGGCGGCGGCATACGTAGATAAGAAAAAGCAAAGCCGCGAAAACGTAAATAAAATCGTAGAGGATCTAACGAGTTTGTCGTTAAATTTGGATGAGATCAAAGCGCACGAACCGCGCCGCGTCATAAATTTGCTAAACGGCACGATATTTATTAGCAAAAACGGCGTCATCACTTTTAAAGAAAAACACGACTATAAAGACGCCGCGACGAATATCTTAAAATTTAACTACGATACTTCGGCCAAGTGCCCGAAATGGACTAAATTTTTGCGCGATATAATGAGCGATGAGGATGACATAAAAACTCTTATGGAGTTTATCGGCTACTGCTTTATACCTAGCCATGAGTTTGAAAGCTTCTTGTTTTTATACGGCAAGAGCGGCGCAAACGGCAAGAGCGTTATACTAGATACTATCCGAAACTTTTTCGGTGAGGATAACGTCTCATCCCTACAGCTTCAACAGTTTGAAGGGCACCAGCTTTGCGCGCTTACCAATAAGCTCTTAAATATCGGTTCCGAGATCGACAAAAACGGCACCGATAAAGGCCAACTAGCAAATCTAAAAGCTATCGTTAGCACCAAAGACGCGATCACCATAAACCCAAAAAACGAAGAGCCCTATTCGCTGCTTCCTAGCGAAAAACCTAAGCTTGCGTTTGCAGGTAACGAAAAGCCAAAAAGCGGCATCGATAACGGCGTATTTAGACGCATGCTGCTTATAGTATTTGATAAAGAGGTAAAAGATAATCAAAAAATACGCGGCCTTAGCGATCGCTTCAGCGACGAGTTGGCGGGTATTTTTAATATGGCGCTCGAGGGGCTAAAGCGCCTCATTAAACAAAACAAATTTACACGCTCTAAACGCATGCAAACAGAACTCGAAGAGTATAAAGATAGCGTAAATCCGCTTCGCACTTTTGTCAAAGACGCGATCATTGCGGACGCGAACTATTTCGTGCCGTCGGTACCGCTTTATAAAATTTATCTAGCATACAT